CGTGGTAGGCGCGCATCGTCTCAGTCGTCATCATCGCCGTTCCCCGCCCGGGGTTTCAGCGACAGACTGCCGGGCGTACCGGACCGCTGCCATAATCGCCAGTGCATAGTGCTCCAGCTCGTCCGGGTAGTCGTTGAACCCGCTGGGGATGGCCTCAATCCCATCGGGCCAAGCGATGACGTTCTGGATGTCGCTATTCCACACCGGCACCGGAGCCCGCCCGTTCGTGGTTCTAATCCATCGATCCGGCTCAGGCAGGGCCGGATCGCCCACGGACGGGGTCTCAGCGGCGGGCGTGCCGGGGACAGCACCAAGGATGACCGTGCGGTCCTCGATAAGGTCCCATCCCGCCCAACTCATGCCGGGGTTTCCGGGCGCGCTGGAGCTGGCGTGGATACAAACCCAGTGCTCACCGGCCGCTGTGGTGCGTGCCCGTAGCCAGATGGAATACCCACCGCCGCGCCCGGCTACCGCCGCGGCGTAGTCCGGGGCCACCACGAACGGGCCCATTGCCGCGACGTAGCGGTCCCACCGGCCGCCGATCTCCGCGCGCCGGTAGGGCTCCACGTGGCCCTTGGCGTCCAGCAGTGGCGTGCCCTCGTCGGGCTCCGGGTCGCCGGGCCGGAGCACATCCCCGATCATCGGGCGCCGTCCTCTGACCAGACTTCCTCGCCGGCCGCGTCGCTCACCGACGCCGGCTCCCACTCGGATTCATCGACCAAGGCATCCCCGAACGCCTGATGGCTCATCGTCCCGGGCATCTCCGGGGAGTGGTACGCCGCATCGATGGCGGCGTCGGGATCGTCCGCCTCCACTGTCACCCCCGTCGATACGACCATGGTCAGGTGGACTGTGTACTCGGCCATCACGCACCGTCCTCGGGGTCCAGGTTAAAGCGGCATTCGCAGCTATCAGCGTCCGTCTGCGCGTCCGCGAACGAGTCGCGCAGTTCTGGCGATTCCTCGCCGCACTCGTCGCAGATACCGAGCCACTTGCGGCACTCGACACTCACGACGCACCTCCCTCGATCTCATCGGCGCGGCCCAGTAGCACGCGGGCCGCTTCCGTGGCCTCCGGTGTAGGTGTCGTGGTCAACCAGATCGCCAGGGACAGGGCCGCGATGCGCGGCTTGTCGGGCATCCGCGCGGCGGCCGTGTCGAGCCGGTGCGCGGCCTCGCTACGCATCACAGCGTCGACGTCCAGCTCGCGAGCACGTAGGTGCCCGATCGCCCGGGCTGTGTGCTCGGTCAGCCTATCCATGGTGCGCTCCTTGGTCTGTGTCTGTGTGCCCGGCGCGCCACCCGCGGCCAGGGGAGGCGTCACGGGCAGCGGTCACAAGCTTCGGGTCGTACCACCGCTCCCCGGTCTGGAGGTCGAATCCCACGGGGGTGCCGGCGGGGTCCCCCTTCGCCCGCAAGCGGGAGATCCATTTCCTCACCGACGCTGTGGACGCGAGCCCGAGCTCACCTGCGATGTCCTCGGTGGTCCACCGCTGCGCCATGCGCCCATGATGTCACGTGCGCGCCCTCGCGTCAAGAGCCGGAGGGGCCCACCGACGGACGGTCCCCGTCGTCGCCTGCACTGCATGCTCCAACCCCAAGCGGGACGCCTCCACAACCGCCCCGCACGGGCACCTGCCCCCGCACGCCACGCACAGGCCGACGGCGCTCATCTGGTGCGCGTCAGCGACGTCCACACACAACTCCCCGATGCCGGCCCGCTCCGGATCCACGACACGAGTCGACCCCAACCGGACCGCGTCCGTCTCCAACAACGCCTCACCCAACAAACGCAACGCGCTCGGACTCCCGCAGCCTCTATGTGAGATCGGCATACTCATACTCCTGATCGAGATGGACGGACCCCGTCCGGCCGTGACGGTTCTTGTCCACAATCAGTTCCATCTTGAATGTCGGCATCGTCGAGTCGCCCACCGGTTCCGCCCCCGGATGCAGCAGGATCACCGCGTCACTGTCCTGCTCAATCTGCCCCGACTCACGTAGGTCCCCCATTCGGGGACGCGAATCCAACCGCGCCGACGGACCACGATTCAACTGAGCGAGCACCACAACCGCTACATCTAGGTCCCGAGACAGCAACTTCATGTGCCGGCTGATCGCGCCAACCTGTTCCTGCCGGGGCGCCCGTTTGTCGGCGGCCTCAAGCAGCTGGAGATAGTCCACCACCACCAACCTGATGTCGGCCTGCCGCGTCAGACGCCGGGTCGTTGAGTGCACCCCGGCCGCGGACACCCGGGGCCGGTCCACCAGGAACAGCGGGTCGGGTGTCCCGCACAGCTCCCGCACCGCGTCCTTCGCGTCCCCACCCAGTCGGTACCCGGTGATGTCGTCCAGCGGCACCCTCGCCGTGCGCGCGAACCACCGCCCCGCCAACTCGTGCTCACTCATCTCAGCCGAGAACACCACCGACGGGATGCCCCTCGATGCGGCATGGCCGGCGACGGCGAGGCCCACATTCGACTTGCCGGTGCCGGTGGAACCCCCCACGACGTACACCCGTTGCCTGTGCAGACCGCCATCCAGCATCACGTTCAGCGCCGGCCACGGTGTCGGGCACACCCGGTCCGCCGACACCGACCCCTGCGCCTCCAGGAACCGGCCCATGGCGTCCCCGATGGTGGCCGGCTCCCCGCTTACCCCGACGGGTTCCGCTTCGGTGAGCGCCTCCAGTGCCCGCTCATGCGCCTCAGCAGCGGTCATGGCCGGGTTGGTCGCGAGCAGCTGCAATCGAGCACCCGCGATGTGTAACCGTTCACGCCGCCGCGCGTCCCGGATCCGCTCCACCCGCTCCCCGACACTGACCCCGTCCGGTGTCAGCAGCACGGCCCGCTGGAGCACGGCCTCGATAACCGGCCGGCGGGGGTGGTCCGCGAACTCCCTTCTCAGGGCGGACACATCCGGGGTGCGACCTTCCGACGTCAACCGCAAGGCGGCCGCCCACAGCTCGGCGTGGTTGGGGTTCCCGAACTCCTCCGGCGCGACCTCGTCGAGGATGCCCGGGTCGCCGGGGCGCCGGAGTAGGCGGGCGAGCAGCTCATCCCCGTCGGCGCTGGTGTCGAACGCCTCGACATACCGCTCAACGGACAGGGCGCCGTTGCCATTCGTGGCGTTCACCCGTACCGCCGATCCGGGCCCTTGAGGACCACGGGGGTAGCCATCTCCGTGAGCCGCGACGCGACCCGCTCACCCACCACGCCGGCCAAGTCCCGGGGGCGGACGTTGGACGTGACCAGCGTCGGGAGCATCCGCTCGTACCGGTGGTTGATCAGCCGGTAGTTGACTTCCTCGACCCAGTCCGTTGCCTTCGCTGCCCCCAGGTCGTCGAGCATCAGCACCGGGGCCTTCGCTGCCCGCTCGAACACGTCCTCAGAGTCCACCCCGTGCCGCGGGCGCAGCCTGGCGTAGAGGTCCGCCGCGGGGGTCGCCACCCACCCGCAGAACGCGCCCGACAGGGACAGGGCGTGGAGCGCGGCGTACCCGTTGTGTGTCTTCCCCGTGCCGCACACACCGAACAGCAGCAGCGACGGGCCGGTGCGGACCACCGCGACAGGCCCGCCCGGGTCCGCCGCGAGCCGCACCAGCTCCCGCACCCACTCGGCCACCTCCGGCACCGCGACAGTCGCGTCCTGGTACCTCACCGGCGTGTGCGTCAGGGACCACTGCTTCCCGTGCGCGATCGCCTCATCTGCCCGACGCGAACTCAGGGCGGGCCGAGGGACAGCTTCGACCACAGCCGCGCTCATCGGCCGACCCTCTCGGACTCACCGAGCACCGCAACTGGTGCAGACTCGATAGAGGCGATGAGCTGGTCAGCCATCCAGCACCAGTGCACCACCCCTGCCGATGGATCCGCCGCAACCCCCGCCGACGTCGCCGACCACTCCGCCGACTCGGTCGCAGCCCTGGGCTGCTCCGCGGACCACGCGGCGGACCACGCGGCGGACTCAGCCGACTTCGACTGAGCCTTCGCCACCCACGCCGCCGACCGTGCCGCAGCCCACGCCTGTGACCACTCAGCCGACCCCGGCGTTGGGCGGGAATCCCGCCACAGCTCACCGACCCGCCTGACCGCGGCTCCAGCCTCCGGGGATCCCACACAGCGGGTGACGTTCCCCCGCTCCGGGTCCAACATCAAAACCGCAGCCCACGCCGCGTAAACCCCCGACAGGTCCGCTCCCGGTTCGATCGCGGCCAGGAAACGCTCCGGCCACGCCCGCGCGTCCTTGAGGGGTAGATGCTCGAAAATCGCGTCTTCGAGCCAGGCCAGCTCTTCGGGGATTCCCCATCGCACGGGGTACTGGGCGTGGCCACCGACCGGATCATGGGTTAGGCAGCCCACGGCGCAACCCCGGCCAGTCGCCCAGTACACACCCTTGATGAGGGTCTCATCGGCGCGGTGGCCAGCCATCTTAGCGAGCACCGCAGCCTTCAAGGCCGGGTTGCCGTGGTAGGCGCGCATCGTCTCAGTCGTCATCATCGCCGTTCCCCGCCCGGGGTTTCAGCGACAGACTGCCGGGCGTACCGGACCGCTGCCATAATCGCCAGTGCATAGTGCT